TGACTCCTTCTGTAACGATAATACTTTCTAATAGTTTATCTAATACAATACCCTTTTCTATAAGGTTAGGAGAAGTAAGAATATCTTCTTCTTTTGCTGTCATATATTTTATTTCAACTTTACCACTTGAAAGTGGATGTTCTTTAGGATACACTAATCCTCTTGAAGGTAAATCTATTACCTCAGTAGGGAATTTACTCATAACAATTACCTCTTAATTAAGTTAAGAATTTATAACTATTTATTTCGACTAAATTTTTCTGCTGCTGTTACGCCTAAGCCAACTATGGTAATATACATAAAGTTTTCAAGAATGATGTCTTTCACTTCAAACTGCCAAAATGTATTTGCTACCCAACTTGCTATTAGCATAACAAATGATGCGAAACCTATCGCCCGTTTAGACGATATCTTCGCATCACTTGATAGCATTTCTCTAATAAAATTCATATTTTAGAATTGTAATACTGCGTAGTCATAACGTAATGTACAAGTTATGTCTACAGGTTCACTAACTGACCAATCCAAATCTCCAAAATTTGCAGATTGAATATAAGCGCCTTTAAGGTCCCATTTCTCAACAACATCACCGACAGGTCCAAGTAATTGGAAGTTAACATTCTTTTTATAGAAGTCAGAGTATCCATCTCTTCCTGTTACTGATTCGTGTCCAAGTCTTATCCACTCAATAACTGCTTGAGCACCACTTGGTACGATTGGGTCATAAAGAGTAATGTCCAAAGGTTGCCAAGAAGCTTTACCTTTCACATAGCGCTTAACATTAATGTGATTTAATTCAATCTCTTCAAATTCTATTGATGGACGGTTTGCGGCTCTAATTAAGAAACTTGGTATACCTTCGACTTCCATAATAAAACGATTTTTCGTTTTTGGTTCGAAAGGTGTAAAAAATATCTCATTAGCATCTATCAAATCAGGCATCTGCTTTTCTCCTGTTAAGTTTATTGTTCTATTATAAATATAAGGATACTACAAAATCATCAGAAACAATGTATCTCTTTTTCTTAGTTTTTTCTTAGTTTTATAATATAAGAAAAAAGGGGCTCATAATTGAACCCCTTAGTTCTTTCAAACCTCCCTATTATTCAGGGAATGCCGCGCCTGTTGGCAATACAACAAAGTCGAGTACAATAAACTCAGCAGTTCTTGTAGGCTGTATGAAGATTTGACCAATTAATTGGTTTCTATCTACTACTTCAGGAGTATTATTGGAATCATCCATTACTACTCTGAATGCCGAAAGACCTGAACGTTGTTGTACAGATTCCATATAAGGATTGACAATGTTCAAGAAACGATTTCTCGTTGCCGCAGTATTTTGTTCAAATACTAAGAATCTTGAAGATGATGCTATGAACTTCTTCAAGTTAATTAATAATCTACGAACATTTATTCTGTCGAGCGCTGAAGGTCTTGATTGTAGAGTCTTTTGACCAAATGCTACAATACCCTGTCCTGGGAAAGAAGCAATCGGATTAACTTTACCATCATACAATTCATCTCTGTCTGTATGAGTTAATACCTTCTTAACATCAAGAGCGGCGATGCCACCACGATTTAAACCTGCGGGAGCAAACCATTCTTGACCGATTCTATCGTTCTGTGAAAAGACACCTAACATAACTACTGATGGTGGAACCCAAAGTTGAGGACCGCCTCCTGGATTAGATATCTGAACCCAAGGAAAGTAAGTAGCTACATAGTTGTTGTCTATACTCGCAACGTTACTAATAGCGTTTGCTACTGATTCGTTGTATTTAGAGCCATCTAATATGTAGAACGTATCACCACGATTTGATGCAATACTCATCGCCTTGTTACTAACAGCAGGATGATAAGCGTGTATAATACCTGGTGTTGCTAACATATTAATGTCGATAAAGTCAGGGTCAGCAAGTGTATTCAATGCTCTTTTATAAGCAACAGAACCACTCTTAACTGCTGTAGAACAATCAAGTCCTTGAGTGTTATTAGCAACAATATCGTTACCAAACTTAATTTCACGAGCAGGATTATCACCATCAAATCCCCACTGCATCGGTATTTTAAACTTACGCTGTTGTACGTTAGTTCCTGATGCTAATGATAACTGAGTTGTTGCGTTAGCAAATCCTGCGTTACCACCGGCTGAACCTGAAAGGTCTTCAAGTGAAAATGATACGTTTGCACCTACACCTGCATCTAAAGGTATCGGAGCTAAGTAAGCATTATTAATATAATTTGCTGCAGAAAAGTCCCAACCTGGAAATTTACCTGGGTCAAATTGTAAGTCACTATCTGAACTTGTTACAAACGATGCACTTGGTACATTAACACCACCTGCTATAGGATTGTTTACTTTACCAAATCCCATAGGCGCTAATGCTGGATTAGTACCATCTGTTAATGCTGTGTAATCACCGATTCTAATAAACTGAGCTTTATTACCATAATTGCTATATTTAGTAATCTTTCCGTTATTATCAGTTACTTCGTGTCCATCACCAATCATAGCAACTACAAAGTTAGAACTTTTAGGGTCTAAATTACATCCATTGAAGTTTTCAACAGAAGAAAATACACCACTATCGTTCTTTAGATAAACTTGTAAATCAAACTGAGCAAAGTCAGGTGATGTGTTGTTTGATGCTGCGGCTTTGATATTAGAAATAGCAATATGTATTCTTTCGTTCATTTCTGTACCTGAACCACGAGTATAAATTCTAAACAGACTTGAAGCAGCAGCGCCGTTCAATCTCTGTGAAATTATATAAGGTGTTCTTGCGACAGAATATGAACTATTACCTGTCCAAGTGTTAGCGTTACCATTTGCATCAAATGATTGTACACCATCTCGTAAGTTCAATGTAACAAGTGAACTTGAAATACTATTAGCACCGCTAACCGCTCCTGATGGAACTTTTCCGCCTTGATTAAAATACTTGTACATATAAACGTGATTAGTATTATCTTGCGGGTCAGATGTAACTGCATTAGTTCCGCCACCTGAAAAATTAGCACCTGGTATCGTGTTAAGTAAAAGGTCTGAACCTGATACACTAACCTTTACACTTCCTGATGCATAATCACCAAAACCGGCAGATGGGCCAGCATCAAGACTTCCACTAACTAAAGTAGAAGTTAAATCGCCTAATCCTGCTGAATGTTTTCTTGATGGTAATAAAGTTGCTAAAATTCGGTGTTGTTGAGCCGCGTGTCCGGTACCAAGTACTACGTTTACTGCGTCTACTGAGTATCCTCCTATACCTAATACTCTAACTACCGTCACACTTGGCGCTCCGCCATTCAAATATCTTTGTACTGCTAATCCTGTGTAGTAGTTCTTAGAACCACCTATCGCACCAAATTGAGCTTCAAAGTCACTTGCACTTGTGATTACGGTAGGAGTAAATGCAGGGCCTCGTAAAGTTGGTCCGACTACTGCGGCTCCAATCTCTGCGACACCTTGTGGTAAGAATGATAAATCTTTCTCTCGGGTAAATACACCCGGAGATACAATTCGTTCTGCCATTATTGTCTCCTGTTATAATAAAATGAGGTTATTGTGTTAAACATATATAAATAGTTTTTAAAATTTCAAAACGTTATATTTAACTCGGTTTATTTTCTTTTACCGGCACAAAATTGCCTGTTTTAGGGTCAAGAGTACCTGCACCATACTTATCACTTAGAATCTTTACTAAATCTTGTTCTTTAACTTGATTCTTTTTCCATTCATCACGAATAGAACTTTCTCTATTTTCAATAGTAGTTGCTCTGTCTTCTACTAATATTTTTTGAACTCCAAGATTACCTAACTCTGTTTGTAGAGCGCTGTAAGTATCTGCTACTTCGTTTATTTGTTTTAGTTCATCTTCTGAGAACTTTGTTTCGTTAGCCATTCGATTTCTCCTTAACTAATTTGTTATATGTTTCTACCCATTTGTCTTTGTATTGACCGTTCCACGTAGTATGCCAAGGCCCGCCACGTGTATAGTGAATTGCTTTTGGGTTAATATTATCGTTATACCATCCTTCTAACCAATTAAAAGTTGCTGGTATCTCTCCAACACACTCATCACTTGTCCATTCAAATCTATGTAACCACTTTGCATTTTTTGCATTAATATTTTTAACACTTAATTTTTTAATATCAGGATGTGAACAATTAAACATCATTAGACTTGACCAATTTTTTCTTGGATAATGTGTCTGTGCTTTTCCATCCATCTTTGTACTTTCAGGAGGTGTATAATTGTGTTTTACACACATAACTGAATACTTTTCATCGTAGTAATCTAATAACTCATTAACATCTGTTTGCCACAAAAAATCAGAATCACAAAATAATGCTATTCCTTTATAACCATTAAGATGTGGAGTAAGAAATCTACTATAAACAAACTCTGTACTTGAAAGATAGTCTGCTTGTCGCCAATAAATATTTTTTAACTTTAATTCTGAGACAATTATAGGTTCTATATTAACACTTTTATTATATTTCTCTATTGAGTACTTAGATACTTGATACGGAGGGTTTACTACTTCTGAAAAATGTTCAGAGTAATCTTGCCTACTATCGTAACCTATATAAACATTCATCTATTTAATTTTTTTGCTTTTTCGTTTTGTACATTAACATATGAGTCTCTATGCCAAGCAGATACTTCACCTATTTCGATATGTTGTGGTTGATTAATACACCACATAACAATATCAGCCATTTCTTTGTAAGTTAAACTTGATAAGTCTGATTCAAGTAGTCCTGGATTTACATCTATTATCTTACATTTCTTATCTGTATTAAATCGTAGATTATGAGATAAGTGTGATAATGATGCTTTAGAAGCAGAGTACATAAACCCTTTAGATATATTGTCATACTTTGCTCTACTAATTATATTGACAATAGTTTTATCTTTATGTTTCCATCTATCAAACACTTCCATTAACATACGAGTTTGGTCAAACATTGGGTGTGCGTTGTTTATAAACAAGTCAAATTTTTCTAATTCAAAAATAATCTTTGCTCGTTCATAATTATCCGAAACATCATAATCATTACTTGATGAAAACCCTTCTACATCATCAAATCGACTATATAGTTCTTTCCCTAAACCTTTAGTGTGACCTGTTATCGCTACTTTCATAATATCCGTTAATTAATTCAAAACTTGATTTACCAAATAAGTCACCCTTTACTGAACACGTATTACACGGGCTGTGACTTCTATCTCCAACTGAAAGTCTGTCACGGACTTCTTTCATTTTGTCACCCATCCAAACATCCATAACAGAACTTTGAATTAAGTTACCAACTACTATTTCTCTACCCCAATCGTTTGAACAAAATAAAACATCTCCATTCCAATCTACAAACATTTTATAATAAGGATAGTGACAAGGCTTTCCTTTTAAATTTTCGATGTCATCTTCATCGAATCCTATCCAATCTATCATCCCACTTCTGTTATTTACAAATAATCCCCATTCATCTTGTGTATGATGCGCTCTTAATTTGTAATTATCTTCAGATATACCTGAATCTTTCATTATTTTAACAAACGGCTCTATCTGTTCAAGTCCATCGTACAGATTTATGTACAACATATCCATACCACTTTTGTATATCTCTGTAACAGACTCTTTATTCAAAAAATCACCGTTAGTATTACATTCAAATACGTTATTAGGCAATTCTTTTCTCATAGCCTGTACAATTTCATTAAATTCTTTATTTAAAAAGTTTTCACCAAACCCACTAAATGATATTCTACCTACATAATCAAATTCTGCTAAACGTTTCGCTATTGTAGTAGAATCTTCTATAGTTGTATTTAAATTTCTATTTGGATAAACTTTAGGGTCGTGTCGTGGACAAAAAACACATTTACGATTACACAATTCTGTTAAATTCATTTCAACCGTTAATATACTATGTAACGGGTTAGTTGTATTTTCAATTAAATTTAAATGTTTCTTCTCTTGGTCTTTTCTATATTGAAGAAAACTATATTTATCATCAACTTTTTTCATCAGCCCACTTATTGAATATAGTTCCGTCTAACCATTTTCTGTCGTATTTTATTTTTTCTTCTTTTAAATCAGACAAAACGTTCCACTTAATCTTCTTTTGTTTTTCTAACTTTTTAACATAATCATATTCTAACTTACCATTATGTGGATGTGAACCACAATCTTTAATAGGAAGATACCAACTAAAAGGCTTATCTCCGCCTCCTCGTTTCTCGTCAGTTATTTTTCTAAAAAAATCAAATCCTATAATATCTAAACTTTTATAAGAAGTTACTTTGCGGGTAAAATATAATAAAGACATAAATCCAGCTGAAGGTCTCATTCCATTTTTAGGTCCTCTAACTCCATTACCGAATCCTTCCATATAGTTCAATTCATCTAATGTTTCTATAAGTTCAATATCACTAAACATATCTATTTTAGGAATTTGTGGTAATGAGTTTTCCCACGGAATATTAGAGTCTACATCTAATAATTTAGTACGAACTCTATTAAATAATATCAAAGTATCTTTATATTGGCCACTTTCAAAGTCATCTTTTAACGTTTTTACTACGTGAAATCTAAATGTACCTGTAATCCATATATCAGTTCTACTTCCAAGATTTTTATATTGAGCTTGTGTTTTTGCTATAGCAGCGCCGTGATGTATTACGACATCAAATGAGTCAATAAAATCACCATACTCATAGTTCATCATTTCTACAGAATTTCCTACAAGTACGACTCTTTTATTTTTTAAAAATTCGTTAATAGGAATTGTTAGCACTAAACACCACCTACAGATTCTCTTTCAATATCATTGTGATTTAGTTCAGCCCAATAAAATTCATAACAAATAGTTTTTGCGTTTGCTTTAAAACTATGATATTCTCCTGGCTTTGCTATAGTCATATCACCTGCTTTTAACGTAGTTGTATCCACTAAATCATAATCATTTTTGTAGATTATAATATCTAATTCACCACTTTCTACATAAAAGGCATTAAATTTATATTTGTGTTTATGTTTTGAACAATATCCGCCTTTATTTACTTCTATCCTGTGTACTTCAAAATTAGGATTAGAAAATATATTTGCGGTCTTGCCCCATACTTTTCCTGCTGTGTGCATATTATATCCTTGGTTTAGGTTTATCTTTGGGATTGTTCCATCGAATCATAGGAACCTTTACTTTGTTAGATTTGACTTCTTCGTCTTCTTTTCTTTTATAATAATCATTAGGTAAAGTTATCATTCTGAGTTTTGCGGGCTCAGCTGTAAAAGATACGAAAATATCTAATTCTTTTTGGTCGTGTCTTTCTCTTAAAAAGTTTAACTTTTGTATCCACCACTCTATAGGTCTTCTTTTAGGTTCAAGTTGTAAAAATATTAGTCTTGTAGCAGAATTAAAAATAGTGACTAAATTTAAATCAACTTCTGCAGGATTTAACGTATCGAGAAATCCGTCACAAGCTATCACTTCTGATTTATTCTCACCCATAGACTCTAAATCGTCAGTATTTGAGATAATAACACTTTTAGTTAAGTTTCTTTCATCCATTAATTTTGTACAAGTTGTCGTAAACGGATTAGAATCTGATAAAGTATTAGATGGTTTTTCAGGTAACGGAATATCATCAAAATTCATAACATTAATTTGATTTGTATCCATATGTGATTGATACTTTTTGTTGAGTCGGTCTTTATACATTGTTTTACTATTTTTTGCTTGACTTTCTCCTAAAACCGCACTAGGTGATTTTTTGACCTTAGCCGGCTTCATTTTTAGATTTGAAATAACTTCTTCTAAGTCACCTAAAGGCCATTGTGTTGATGCATCTGATTTAGCACTTTCAGGGTCAGGGTGTGTTTCAAAAAATACGCCATCACAACCGACAGCAACTGCGGCTTTAGCAAGATAAGGAACCATATTTCTCATACCAGCTGTAGTTGTTCCGTTTCCTCCTGGAAGTTGATTACTATGTGTTGCATCAAATATTATAGGGAATCCAAACTCTTGCATTATAGGTATCGACCTCATATCAACAACAAGATTGTTATAACCAAATTGAGTTCCTCTTTCTGTAATTAAAATATTTTCATTACCTTCTTCTGTAATTTTTATTATAACATTTTCAATTTCCCAAGGTGATAAAAATTGACCTTTTTTAACATTTACTACTTTGCCTGTCTGTGCTACTTCTTTTATCAAATCAGTTTGTCTACACAAAAATGCTGGTATTTGAATTATATCAACTACTTCTGCTACTTCTTTTACGTGGTGTACTTCGTGAACATCAGTAAGTACAGGCATACCTGTTTCTTCTTTTACTCTTCTAAGTGCTTCCAATCCCTTTTCTATACCAGGACCTCTATAAGATGAATTAGAAGAACGATTTGCTTTATCCCAAGAACTTTTGTATACTATCGGAGTTTTAGTGTTTTTTCCTATTTTAACAAGTTGTTTTGCGACATCCATTGAAAGTTTATATGATTCAATAACACAAGGCCCTGCAATTATAGGTGTCTCATCGCCACCGAATACTACATTTGAAACCGAAACTTTTTTCATTTTAAACTCCTAAGATTTTTTCTTTTTAAATTCTTCAGTTTTGACAATAGGGTCATCACGAACAAATACTTCATACCATAATTCTCGCTCTTTATGTATATAAGTCAAATAGTCATCTATTTTTTTCTTCCAATTTCCATCTACTCGAGGATTAATTATTCCACATTTAGGACTTGAGAGAACTTTATTAATAAAATAGTGAGTATCTTGGCCTCGAACTTCAGACATAAACAAAGGCCAATTCATATGATAAAATGAACCCCACGCCATATCCTGATGTACTTCTATATGGTCAAGTTCTTTTTCTAAACAAACTGCATATAAAGAAGATTCACTAATATTAGTACTATATATTCTTGGTACTTTCATCATAAAAGCATACAAATCTGCTTCACGCGGAAGTATACACGATTCACCAAATAAATCTTTCAATTCTCCTATAATTTGATGTTGTGTTATTGGATGTGGTTTAAATAAAACTTTATCTCCGTGTCTATCTTTAATAGTTTTTAATTTATTTAAACAAACTCTACTTTTAATTTTATTAGAACCAGGTAAAACTACTAATGCTTCAAGTTCTCTATCAAATTTTGGGTCTTCAGTTAAATCTATCCTGTCTTGATATTTGTTAGATACTTTATTTTCTACGTTCTCTTTAAAATATGTTACCCAATCTAATATTGGATATTCTTCAGTTTCTTCATCATAATATGCATCTCGTATCTGTTGTTCTCTCATTATTTGACTCAACGGACACATCATAAATGAAGTAGCGTATTCAGTATAATTTATAGTTTTAAAATAGGCTATTTCGTTAGCCATTACATCATATGAAAATTCAGTAGTATACCGTTTCATACGTTTTCTAAAATATTTATCCACTCCTGCGAGATTATCAACTAAATATTTATTTTTTTCGTACTCCCCTATCCTTTCATTAGCAACGGAAGGGTCAAACATTTCAGATTTCATTTTAGGCATTATAACTCCTTAGATAACCTTTTATATACACATATATAAATATAAAGTTTTTTTTCTAAAAGTGATTTTTTTTAAGATACGTAGTAACTTGTGATACGGCTTGTATTATAAGTTGTAATAGTCTCGAAAGTTGTCGTGAAAGTTGTTATTGTATTAAACGTTGTAATCGTATTAAAAGTAGTTATAGTACTTTTAGTAGTATTAAAAGTTGTTGTAGTTGTTGTACTTGTTTCAAAAGTTGTAGTAGTTGTCTTAGTAGTTTCAAAAGTTGTAGTAGTGGTTGTTGTAGTATTGTAAACCGTATTAGTATTTTTATTGGTTTCAAAAGTTGTAGTAGTATTTTTTGAAGTTGCGGTAGCCAATGTTGTAGCAGTATTATAAGTTGTTATTGTGTTATAAATAGTAGAAGTAGTTGTTGTAGTATTGAAAGTCGTAGTGGTAGTTGTATTTGTTTCAAACGTAGTAATTGTTTCAAAAGTTGTAATCGTAGTGTATTGAGTTACGGTGTATTTATTAGTTTCAAAAGTTGTAATAGTACTTTTTGTGGTCGCAGTAGCTAATGTTGTAGCAGTATTGAAAGTTGTAATCGTAGTGTATTGAGTTACGGTGTTTTTATTAGTTTCAAAAGTTGTAATGGTATTTTTTGAAGTCGATGTAGCTCTTGTTTCAATAGTTGTCGTAGTAGTATTAAAAGTCGTAGTAGTTGTTGTATTTGTTTCAAACGTAGTAATTGTTTCAAAAGTTGTAATCGTAGTGTACTGAGTAACCGTATTTTTATTAGTTTCAAAAGTCGTAATAGTACTTTTTGAGGTCGCAGTAGCTAATGTTGTAGCAGTCGATGTAGTGGTATTGTAAGTTGTAGTAGTACTTTGAGTTGTGTTGTAAGTCGTAATAGTTGCTAATGTAGTATTATAAGCTGTAGTAGTTTCATATATTGTAATTGTAGTATATTGGGTAACCGTATTTTTATTAGTTTCAAAAGTTGTAGTAGTAGACTTCGAAGTAGCAGTTGCCAATGTTGTTGCAGTATTATAAGTTGTTATTGTATTAAAAATAGTAGAAGTATTTTTAGTAGTATTGTAAATCGTAGTTGTTGTTGTATTTGTCTCAAAAGTTGTAGTGGTTGTTGTATTTGTCTCAAATGTAGTAATAGTATTAAACGTTGTGATTGTGGTATATTGAGTTACGGTATTTTTGTTAGTTTCAAAAGTTGTAGTAGTGTTTTTTGAAGTAGAAGTGGCTCTCTGTTCAATAGTTGTCGTAGTAGTATTAAAAGTCGTAGTAGTAGTTGTATTTGTATTAAAAGTTGTAGTGGTTGTTGTTGTGGTATTGAAAGTCGTAATGGTTTCATATGTAGTGATTGTGGTATATTGAGTTACGGTGTTTTTATTAGTTTCAAACGTTGTAATAGTAGACTTCGAAGTAGCAGTAGCTAATGTTGTAGCAGTCGATGTAGTGGTATTGTAAGTTGTAGTAGTTGACTTCGTAGTATTAAAAGTTGTTATTGTATTAAAAGTTGTTATTGTATTAAAAGTTGTAGTGGTTGTTGTATTTGTCTCAAATGTAGTAATAGTTGAGTAAGTTGTAATTGTAGTATATTGTGTAACCGTATTTTTATTGGTTTCAAAAGTTGTAGTAGTGTTTTTTGAAGTAGAAGTAGCACGTGTTTCAATAGTTGATGTAGTAGTATTAAAAGTTGTAGTTGTGGTTGTTGTAGTATTAAAAGTTGTTATTGTTTCAAAAGTTGTAATGGTAGCATATGCAGTAGTAGTACTTTTTGAAGTTTCAAAAGTTGTAGTAGTATTTTTTGAAGTTGCGGTTGCTAAAGTTGTAGCAGTATTATAAGTTGTTATTGTATTATAAGTAGTAATTGTAGTTTTTGTAGTATTAAAAGTTGTTGTTGTAGTCTTACTTGTAGAAGTAGACTTAGAAGTAGAAGTTGATGTAGTGGTATTAAAAGTTGTAGTGGTTTCTTTTGAAGTTTCAAAAGTTGTTATTGTACTATAAGTTGTAATTGTGGTATATTGTGTAACCGTATTTTTGTTAGTTTCAAAAGTTGTTGTGGTACTCTTTGAAGTTGCTGTAGCACGTGTTTCAATAGTTGATGTAGTAGTATTAAAAGTTGTAGTAGTTGTCTTCGAAGTAATTGTAGACTTAGAAGTAATTGTTGACCTTGTGGTATTGTAAGTTGTAGTAGTTGACTTCGTAGTATTAAAAGTTGTAGTGGTCTCATAAGTTGTAATTGTAGTATATTGAGTTACGGTGTTTTTATTGGTATTAAAAGTTGTTATTGTACTTTTTGAAGTAGAAGTAGCTCTTTGTTCTATAGTGTTTTGAAAAGTATTATAAGTTGTAGTGGTAGTTGTTGTAGTATTAAATGTAGTAATAGTTGCTAATGTAGTATTATAAGTTGTAGTAGTTGAATATGCAGTAATTGTATTGTAAACCGTGTTAGTGTTTTTATTGGTTTCAAAAGTTGTAGTAGTAGACCTTGAAGTAGAAGTAGCTCTCGTTTCAATGGTTGATGTAGTAGTGTTAAAAGTTGTAGTGGTTTCTAATGTAGTGTTAAAAGTTGTTGAAGTGGTATAAGTTGTAAGTGTAGCATATGCAGTGGTAGTTGTTGTATTTGTCTCAAAAGTTGTAGTAGTATTTCTTGAAGTTGCAGTTGCTAAAGTAGTAGCAGTATCATAAGTTGTTATTGTATTAAAAGTAGTTATAGTAGTCTTAGTAGTATTAAAAGTTGTTGTCGTTTCTCTATCTGTAGAAGTGCTTCGTGTTTCAATAGTTGTCGTAGTAGTATTAAAAGTTGTAGTTGTGGTCGTTGTAGTATTAAAAGTTGTTATTGTGCTAAAAGTAGTTGTTGTAGTGTATTGAGTTACGGTGTTTTTATTAGTATTAAAAGTTGTAATAGTGTTTTTTGAAGTAGAAGTAGCTCTCTGTTCAATAGTTGATTTAGTAGTGTTAAAAGTTGTAGTTGTGGTTGTTGTAGTATTAAAAGTTGTTATTGTATTAAAAGTAGTTATTGTAGCATATGCAGTAGTGGTAGTTGTATTTGTATTAAAAGTTGTACTTGTAATATATGCAGTAATTGTAGTGTATTGGGTTACGGTGTTTTTATTAGTATTAAAAGTTGTTATTGTACTTTTTGAAGTAGAAGTAGCCCTTTGTTCAATAGTTGATTTAGTAGTGTTAAAAGTTGTAGTTGTGGTTGTTATTGTATTAAAAGTTGTTATTGTATTAAACGTTGTAATTGTACTAAACGTGGTTGTAGTTTCTTTTGAAGTTTCAAAAGTTGTACTTGTGGTATAAGTTGTAATCGTATTAAAAGTAGTTGTAGTATTTTTAGTAGTATTAAAAGTTGTACTTGTAGTATAAGTTGTAATCGTATTAAACGTAGTAATTGTAGTTGTAGTTGTATTAAAAGTTGTTATTGTACTATAAGTTGTTAGTGTAGAATACGTAGTTGTAGTATTTTTTGAAGTCGATGTAGCACGTGTTTCAATAGTATTTCTACTTGTTTCAAAAGTTGTACTTGTAATGTATGAAGTAATTGTATTAAAAACGGTAGAAGTATTTTTAGTAGTATTAAAAGTTGTTGAAGTAGTGTAGGTTGTTATTGTATTAAACGTGGTAAGTGTAGTTGTAGTTGTATTAAAAGTTGTTATTGTACTATAAGTTGTTAGTGTTGCGTATGAAGTAGTAGTCGAATATGCTGTAATTGTATTAAAAGTAGTTGTGGTAGTTGTATTTGTAGCAAAAGTTGTTGAAGTAGTGTAGGTTGTAATCGTATTAAAAGTAGTTGTGGTATTTTTAGTAGTATTAAAAGTTGTTGAGGTAGTGTAGGTTGTTATTGTATTAAAAATAGTTTCTGTTGTTTTTGTAGTATTAAAAGTTGTTATCGTACTATACGTTGTAAGTGTAGCATACGAAGTAGTAGTCGAATATGCTGTAATCGTATTAAAGGTAGTAAGTGTAGTTGTAGTAGTAGCAAAAGTTGTACTTGTAATATATGCAGTAATTGTATTAAAGGTAGTTATGGTATTTTTAGTAGTAGCAAAAGTTGTTATTGTACTATAAATTGTAGTTGTAGAATATGTAGTAGTGGTAGTTGTGTTTGTATTAAAAGTTGTTGTTGTACTATACGTTGTAAGTGTTGCATATGAAGTAGTAGTACTTGCTGTGGTATTATACGTTGTAATAGTTGAATACGTAGTAATCGTAGTGTATTGAGTTACGGTATTTTTATTAGTATTAAAAGTTGTTATTGTACTTTTTGAAGTAGAAGTAGCACGTTTTTCAATAGTTGTTGTATTAGTATTGTAAGTTGTGATTGTAGTCGTTGTAGTATTAAAAGTTGTTATTGTACTATACGTTGTAAGTGTAGAATACGTAGTTGTAGTTTCTTTAATAGTATTAAAAGTTGTTGAAGTGGTGTAGGTTGTTATTGTATTAAAAGTTGTTATAGTATTTTTTGAAGTAATTGTATTAAAAACGGTAGTGGTATTTTTAGTAGTATTAAAAGTTGTTGAAGTGGTGTAAGTTGTAATTGTATTAAAAACGGTAGAAGTTGTCTTCGATGTAATTGTATTTCTTGTTTCAATAGTTGATATTGATGTATTATAAGATGTTATAGTTAGCACACTTTGTGTTGTATTTCTTGATTCTATTGTATTTCTACTTGTGTTATAAAACGTAATAGTAGAGTAAGTTGTTATTGTATTAAAAGTAGTAGTAACCGTTTTCGATGTATTATACTGAGTAAGAGTATTTTTTGAAGTAGCAGTAGCCCTTGATTCTGCTGTTAATTTTAACGTATTAAACCTCGTTGATGTATTAAAAATAGTAGTAGTATTTTTAGTAGTATTAAAAGTTGTACTTGTGTTAAATGCTGATGCAGTTGTTCTCGAAGTGAGCCTATAAGTTGTTTTGTTTGTTATAAAGAAAGTATAATGTTTTGTAATAGTATTAAAAGTTGTAGTTCTTGAAGTATTCTTAGAAGTAGTTCTAACAGGTGAACCTCCAGGCCCATTTCCATAGCCTACCCACGTTGAGTAAGATGTGATGTAGGTCGTAGTTTTCGAAGTAGCTGTAGCATAGTAAGTTAGTTTATAAGTATTCTTTGCTGTGATGAAGTACGTATAATACGTAGTAGTCACATCCGTTGTTGTCTGAGTATTTTTTGATGTGTTATAAACGGTAGAAGTGTTTCTCGAAGTAGAAGTTGTTCTTGTGGTATTATACTCCGTCACGGTAGAGTAGGTTGTTATTGTATTAAACGCGGTAATGGTATTCTTTGATGTAATGAAAGTTGTAGTAGTGTTTTTTGAAGTTGCAGTAGCTCTTGTTTCTATTGTACTTTTGTTTGTAACCATCACCGTAGAAGTTGTGTAGGTTGTTGTATAAGTTGTTATTGTAGCAGTAGCTTTAGTAGTAATGAAAGTTGTTGTTGTACTATAAGTTGTAAGTGTTGCATATGAAGTAGTAGTATTTTTTGAAGTAGAAGTAGCTCTTGTTTCTATTGTATTTCTACTTGTGTTGTAAGTAGTAATAGTATTTTTTGAAGTACTTGTAGCATATGCGGTACTTGTGTTTTTTGAAGTAGATGTAGCTCTTGTTTCTATTGTATTTTTACTTGTATTATACGTTGTAATCGTAATTCTTGAAGTGATAGTGTTTCTTGTTTCAATAGTACTCCTGGTAGTGTTGTAAGTAGTAATAGTAGACTTTGAAGTTTCATAAGTTGTAGTTGTAATGAATGAAGTAATTGTATTAAAAGTAGTTATAGTACTCTTAGTAGTATTAAAAGTTGTTGAAGTTACTTTTGAAGTTGAAGTGCTTCGTGTCTCAATAGTGCTTAAAGTAGTAGCATAAGTTGTTATGGTACTTTTTGAAGTGATAGTGTTTCTTGTTTCAATAGTACTCCTGGTAGTGTTATACGTTGTTGTAGTAGTTTTCGAAGTAATTGTATTTCGTGATTCAATAGTTGCTAATGTTGTATTGTAAGTTGTAATAGTGTTTTTTGAAGTAGAAGTAGCCCTTGTTTCTAATGTGTTTCTACTTGTGTTATAAGTAGTAATAGTATTCTTTGAAGTAGAAGTTGCTCTTTGTTCAATAGTACTTTTTGAAGTGATAGTGTTTCTTGTTTCAATAGTACTTAAAGTAGTATTATAAGTAGTAATAGTATTTTTTGAAGTAGAAGTTGCTCTTTGTTCAATAGTATTTCTACTTGTGTTGTAAGTAGTAATAGTATTTCTTGAAGTAGAAGTAGCTCTTGTTTCTATTGTATTTCTACTTGTGTTGTAAGTAGTAATAGTATTTTTTGAAGTTGAGGTGCTTCTTTGTTCAATAGTAATTCTTGAAGTTATTGTATTTCTTGTTTCAATAGTACTCCTGGTAGTGTTATACGTTGTTATGGTATTCTTTGAAGTAGAAGTTGCTCTTTGTTCAATAGTATTTCTACTTGTGTTGTAAGTAGTAATAGTATTTTTTGAAGTTGATGTAGCTCTTGTTTCTAAAGTATTTCTACTTGTTTCAAAAGTTGTTGAGGTAGTATAAGTTGTTATTGTATTAAACGTTGTGATAGTTGTTTTTGAAGTAATTGTATTTCTTGTTTCAATAGTACTCCTGGTAGTGTTGTAAGTAGTAATAGTATTTTTTGAAGTCGAAGTTGCTCTTTGTTCAATAGTATTTCTACTTGTGTTGTAAGTAGTAATAGTATTTTTTGAAGTAGAAGTAGCCC